CAAATCTAAAACGGGCATGATGGCGTGTGTATATCTAGGTAATAATAGAACATATGAGATGATGATCGAATCGTGGTGCCCGAAGCAGTACAAGTGTGTTTACAACCCGTGGGGCAAAGAGCCAAACATAGACGATGTAATAAATTCTTTAAATAATGCAGTTAAATAGTTTGACAGCATATATAAATATATGCGATAACAAATTTAAGAGTGAGTAACCTTTTTTCATTTGCTCTTATCCTATATAAAATGTGATAAAGCTCCGAGTTTCGTGTCCTCCATGTTTCCTCGGAGCTTTTTTTATTGACAACCGTATAAGATAAATCCTATAACTGTATATGTGGAGTGTTTAGCTCGTTCAGGACTGTGGTAGATCTCAGCATTTATCTTAGTGACGTAACCTCAAGGCGCTCCACACGAAACTTATATAGGAGAGAAGTATGAAATATAGAGTTGAAGTTGTACAAACTACTGTGCTTCACATAGAAGCCGACAGTAAAGAAAAAGCAAAGGACATTGCTACAGAAGATTATATATGGGACGAAGCTCAAACAGCTCCCGATACTTATGGCGTGCATTTTAATATAGAGGAGTCAGAAGATGGAAGAAGTTAAAACCAACCTAAGAGTAGACGTTGATTACATAATCTACCGATTAAAAGACATATTAGATAAAAATAAAGTTGAGACTATGTATTCAAGCGACAGTAACAACTATGTAAAAGTAATTCGTACAAAAGAAGTTGAAGAGCTGCTTAAAGAATTGCATTTCAATGAAGATAATCACAATAAAAAGTTGGAGGATGCAAATGGAAAATAGATATTACGTTAAACTTTATTGGTCTCACACGGGTAATCTGTCTAAACAAGAAGTTAGTTTTATGGTAGAAGCTGACAGTAAAGATCAAATAAAACAAATGGTAGATCCAAAACACGAAATTTTAGAAATAACTAGGGTCTAATGACTGAACAAAACAAAACACACGCGGTTATGTCCCAACGGCACGAGGATCAGGATAGTCTCGATTACTTTCCTACCCCGCCTTGGGCAACCCGTGCTTTGTTTGAACATATATTAAAGCCAAATTTTATTTACCCCCAACAACCCAACGATGACTTTGTTAAATATACTTGCCTAGAACCAGCGTGCGGCGCCGGTCATATGGCCAAGGTCCTCGAAGAATATTTCCCTGAAGTTATGTCATGTGACATAGCTGATTACGGACAAGATCGTATCGCAGACTTTCTGTCTAAGGACGTTAACGAGCAATACGATTTTATTATTACTAACCCGCCGTTCAACCTAGCTGAAGAATTTGTACTCAAGGCCCTACCCTTGGCTAAAGAATCTACGGCTATCTTTGCTCGGACACAATTCATAGAAAGCGTAGGTCGATATGAAAGACTATTTAAACAAAACCCGCCGACGATTATTGCTCAATTTACAGAACGAGTTCCAATCATTAAAGGTCGTCTGTCAGCAAAGGCTTCAACAGCTACTAGCTATGCTTGGTTCATCTGGGAAAGCTCTCAAAGACATGTCCCAAAATTTAAAACTGAAGTTCAATGGATCCCACCAACAAGAACCAAACTTGAACGAGAGGCCGACTATGAAGAAAGTGTGGCAACTCCATATCCTCGACCCACGCGTCACGCCTCGCAAGGAAACCTTTTTGACTGAAGTACAGCGAATCATTCGTAAGCGAATCGGTAAAAATAAACTCGAAATTTAATTTTTTTAAAAAAACTGAATATTTAAGTGATTGTTTTTATTGAAGAATATTAGTTCTTGAATAAATTTCTAATTGTGGTACTATTAAATATGGGAGAAATCTCATATCTGTTTGAAATTGTTGGTGTCAAAAAACTTTTGGTTTAGGCCAAAGCAGTTTCTTATTTTTAATCACATAATATAGGAGAGCGTAATGCTTAATAACAAAAGACATTTATTAGAAAATGGTTTTTCTTTCTTGGCCGTAGAAATGGGGCTTCAGGGAGATTGGTCGAGAGATGTTGATTTACAAAAATGTATTTCTAGAATTTCAAAAAGACCAACCTTTATAACTTTGTACTATGCCCATGAAAGTACTGAAGTAACTTGGAGTGGTGGATTAGATTTTTCATTAGAACACAATCCTCCAATTTGCTTGGGTGTTTATAAAGTAAAAGGAAAACAAAATGGTTTTACATTACAAGGACTAGATGAAAAGATAGTCAAAGAATGTTTGGACGATCATTATAAAGACAACAAAGAGTACATAGATAAGTATAACAAAGATATGTCTAAGTACGATAAGAAAAAAACAGCTTAGTACAAAAAGGGGAGTAACAAAAGTTACTCCCCTTTATATATAGAGCTGAAAATAAAAAAAATATTTTTTACTAAATATAGGCGTAACTGGTGTAACTTATGTAACTTTCTTCTGTAATCCTTATATACCAACAGTTTTACTGGTTACATAATTGGTTACACTTCTGTTTTCAAATATGTAACCTTCTTAAATCAATTTTGGCCTTAATGGGCCTCAAAAAGTTTTTTGTAAAAAAATAATTTCTGGTGTATATATAGAGATATGAATAATTTGAAGCCTATTAAAAAAGGTCGGGGAAGGCCTAAAGTAGATATTCATAGTAAGCTAACTAGAAAACAAGAGCTGTTTGTAAAAGAACTTGTTAGCAACGATGGAACAATAACCATGAGGGAAGCTGCGATTAATGCGGGCTTTCCAGTTTCTTCTGCTCACACTCGTGCATATGAAATGACTAATCCTGAAATATGTCCTCATGTTTGTAGAGCAATTCAGATTTATCGGGACGAGCTGGATGAAAAGTACGGCGTTACATACAAAAGACATTTACGAGATCTACAAAGAATAAGAGATGTTGCATTAGAAAATGGTGCATATTCGGCGGCTGTGCAAGCTGAGTTCAGACGAGGTCAGGCAAATGGTAATATCTACATCAATAAATCTGAAATCCGTCATGGCACTATTGATAGTATGTCCAAGGATGAAGTGTTGAAAGCTCTTAAAGAAATAAAGGATTCATATGAACCGAGATACGCTGAAGAAGTTATTGACCACGAGGCCACCAGTTCAGCCGAAGAAGGAAAGCGGGTTCTTCCAAGAAATTAAAAAAGCTGTCGGCCGACTACCCAAAGACATTTTGTTAACTAGAATAGAAAACTGGATGACACTTGGTATTCCTGATCTCTTAATCTGTGATGATAAAAATCAATTTCATTTTGTAGAGTTGAAAGTCACATCCGGTAATGTAGTTAGATTATCTTCATTACAAATCGCTTGGCTTACTAGACATAGCAGAGCTTCTGTATGGGTTCTTGTTAGATCCCAAAATACAATGTATTTGTATTCAGGTAGTCAAGCAGTAGACCTGAGAATAAAAGGTCTGAAACTCAAGCCTATCTTTAAAACAGAATATCCTTTTGACTGGCCTAAAACTTTTTCCTTGATCTTTGATTAATAATATATAAGATAAATCCTATAACACATATTTATAGGAGAAATGTTATGATTAAAACCGAAGACAAACATTGTTATACACCTGTCAAAGAAGAAGGACAGAGAGGTATATATCGAGTTGCAAAAGTAACTTGGAACGAAGGTGGCTATCAGCCGTTAGGCAAGGCCAATCCAAATGATCCACATGAACTTGATAAGTTCGTGGGTTCTTGGGGACATTGCAGACAAGTTTGCGATAACTTCAATAAGCACATCAATGTCAGCCTTGAGCAAGAAAACCAAATGGTTTGGAGATCTATGGAGGTGCAGAATGGCTAAATATTTTAACTTAAAAAGTTATCTTTTAGAAATTGAAAGTTTATGTGGTAAACATTTGATTGACGTTTCTATTGCCTTAGAAAACGACAATTTTAAATCAGCTGTTCAAAAACATAAGCCGTTAAAAAAATTAGAAACAATTTTAATGGAGGAGTTTTAAGATGGCTAATGCAAAACTCATAAATGGTATATATACTTTCGACGATGATCCAAGATGGAGGTATATTAGAGGCCCTTTTCCTAAGACTAAAGTAGAGGCTAGGGAGTGTTGGGAAGATATTTCACGCGGTTTAGCTATGGAAAATCTTACTGAGGACGGGGAGCTTAGTGTAACTGAAACTAACAGAAAAGAGCGAGGCATCTTACAAGATGCCAAGCTTTTGTTTACTCGTTTCAAATGTCCAAAAGATGTTGCTGACGATTCTGATTATGACCTTTTAAAGTTTGTGGAGGGTTAAATGACACAACCTTTCACAGACGATTATGAAAAAATGAAAGACTTTTTTCAATTAAGTAAGGAGGATTGGTTGAAACATTATTCTTATATGACTGAGGCTGAATATGTTGCAACTGAAAATAAAGTAGCTCAATGGGGTCTGAGGTTAGAAGATATACCTACAAGAACTATTACGAGTGAAACTTTAAATCCTGAAATAGTTGAAGACGCTATAGCTTGGTATGAGTCAAAAGGTATCACTTGTAGAAACGAAGGAGATGACTTTGTTGACCTTTTAGTTAGAGATAAAGCTGGCGTTGCTATGGCTTGGGTACAAGTTAGTCGAAAAGAATTAGAATATCGAGCTGATATGCTTGAGGAAGAGCATAGATAAATAATAAAGAAAGGAGGCAAAATGTTTTTAATACACTATTTGTTAAAACGTCTTTTTGGCGATGATTATGAGAAACATATGAAACGCCGTAGAAAGTAACAACTAAGGCCGTGATTGACACGGCCTTTTTTATTTTGTAACAATATGAGATAAATCACATATATAGGAGAAATTAATGTTTCTAAATAAAGACCAACTAAAACACCTAGATAAAAATGGGTGGATACCTATGGATACTAAAGACGGAACGGCTTGGTTCGGAGGCAAATCAC